ACTCCTGTAATTCTATTAAATCTGGGAAGTGTTTCGCCAGGAACAGTGTAACTTATAATATTATTTGATGTAATGATACCAGCAAAATTTTGTCCACTTGCGGTAATAATACCAGCATTTCCAGCCGTATTACTTAATCTGAAGTTTCCAGCTGCAAGATTACTAAGTCTTACTGAATTATTAAGTAAAAGATCGGCTTCAAAGGTAGAAACACCAACTGCACTCTTCAAAGATTTGACATCATTAAACGTAAAGCTTTCAACCTTAGTAAGAACTCTTCCATTTTGAACACCGTTAATTAATATTGATTCATCTTTTAAAAATACACCATTCACATCAATTAAACTTAAATCTGTGACATTTGTACCAGTAGATCTAACAAATCCTGATGCACCACTTCTCACACCTTGAATATGAGTTCCAAGTGTCACAGAAGTAATCGCAGTTCCAACTTTAACATTTGTAAATGTTTTGACATCAAATAAACGAGTTTCAAATTGAGTACTCGCGTCTACAAAACTTCCAGATTGTGCTTTAAAATCATATAATCTTGCGAGTCCAATCTCACTACCACTACCACCTCTTCTTTTATCAAGTAATGCCACGGTTGCGGTAGTTCCAATTCCTAAACTAGGTGATCCAAAAACATTATTTACAAATAAAGGATCTCCTGTTCTATAAGTTACAGCTTCCTGTTCAATTTTTTTTGTTGTTCTTGGTTTTACAACATCGACAAAACTGCTTGCAATTCTTTCAATTTTATACCCTTTCACATATGCCATGCCAGGGGAAATTTGAAATGTAAGCAAACCCTCTGAGGGTGTATTACCTTGAGCTGTTTTTTGTCCTGCTCGATAAATACCCCTATTTCCAATTTGATCATTTAAAGATTCTTTTGCAAATACCTCAAAAGGTCTAACATTATAATTTCCAGATTCATCAAATGTCCTTTGTGCTAAAGTATCTTGAATTAAATTATATTGTGTTTCATCTTCAAAATGTTGCATCTCACCATTTAAAACTCTGGCGATTTCTATAAAATTTTGATCATTTTTATCATTAATTCTTTTTTTGGCTAAAGTAACTGTAATTTTAAGACGATCTGCACCAGGCGCTGCAAAGTTTGTAAATCCTGATGCATTGTCATTTAATGATTCATCTTCATCAGCAGTGACAAACCTTTCCTGAACATCAAATCCAATACGATATGAAGGGTTATCACCATACTGGTCAAGAATTAATGTTTGACTTTGAACTTGAACAAAAGTTCCTCGAATAAAATATACACCATTTCCAACTGACATTGAAGATCCATTCGCATTTGCTTTGGAGGCCAAAGTATTTGCAAAAGGTTCATTCGCAGCAATGACGCTAGTGCCGTAAACTATGTCTTTGTTTGCAAGTAAACTTTCACCATTAGTAAATCTTTCTCTGGAAAAATCACTACCAGACTCTCGATATTTAACATAAAGAGTTAAATTATTTCTTTGAGAATCTCTTTTTGATAGAATATTTACGACTGTTGCACTTACACCTGATCTTGAACCTGTTATTTTTAATCCGATTAATTGATTTGTGTATAATTCTACTGGAATGCCAAGAAATCTATCATCAATTTGAATACATGTGTAATGATTATTATAAGTTAAGTTGCCTGGTATTACCTTTGAACCTTCCTTAAAAAAATGAGTTCCAAATTGTTCAATTTGATTTTGTAAAATTGATTGTAGAGTGCTTAATTCACGAGCTTGGACTGGCGATCCTGGCTTAAAAAGGACTCTATGAAAATTCTTATTTTTATCAAAATCGTCAAAGTATGGGCTGACGTTAAGATTGGTTTCTTGTGGCATGATTTCTTAAAATTCCAGTACGATCTTAATATCCTCTTTTTGTTGAGAACTACGAGTTACGGCTGCTCTGTTATCAACGTATATAATGTCACCACTATATTTTTCAACTTCGGGATTTGCAACACCTTTTACAAAACTCATTCCCAAATTGACAGTCCTACTATTTATTGAGGTAGAAAGGCCAGGCTGTAAGGAAGTTCCGAAATTAGTATCTATATTTAGGTTATTAGTTCCGCCAAATATAGTTGTCCCAGCACCTATAGCGGGATCAGCATTGAATCTGAACAATTCAAATCCGTATGTGGGTGCAGTTCCATCAGTTGATATTGCAAGTCTACGATCTTGCCAATATTTTAAAACTCCTGTAGTTGCATCATAATTTATGACTCGACCAACAGCAGTTGACCCAATTCCGATTTCTTGAGTGATTTCACTATCAGCTGTAAATTGTGTGGTTGTTGATCCAGCACCAATTAATTTTAATGCATACACCGCACTCGCTTTTTGTGAGGTTAATTTATTTTCTGATCCAAATGCGAGAGGATCTCGACAAAGGCCTACGCGAGAAAATTGATTTCCTGTAACAAAATCTGGATTAGATACATCATTTTCTATTCTAGAATATATCAAAACACGATTTGCACCAAGTTCTCGATAAACGTCTGCACCGTGACCATCTTGAGGTGGAATAATTACATTAAACGCAGCGTCTGTGGATCCTGATGGATTATTTAATCCAACATCTGCTAAACCAAGTGATCCGAATGTATAGTTAGATCCACCGTTAGTGACTTCAACTGAATCAATTTTACCAGCAGCATTGACAACAACAGAGCATCTACCACCACTTCCATCTCCTTTTATCGGAACATTATTATAAGTTGCAGCAGTTCCATAACCAACACCACGATTTGTGATAGTTATAATTTTTAATTGACCACTAGTTGAAGCATTATTTCTAACAGCAGCAACATCATTATTAGTTGACCAAGCTTGAGGTAAAGGAATAAAACTTGTTGAATCAAATTTAATTATACTATTTGGATTAATTGTAAAAAGATACTTCCAAATATATCCATCTCCAGATGCACCAGCTGATCTTGGTTCCAAATCTGTAAATAAGGGTTCGTCAAGAGATGGTCTTCCAGAAGAGTTTTCTGGATTAGTTCCATTTTGTAAACAAATATAGACTCTAAAATCTCTATTCATCACATAATAATTTGTATCATACAAATTAGTTGAACTAGTTTGTGGTGATAAGTTTGATCGTGAATAATCATCACGATACATTTCATACGTAGTACCCGATGACCAAGTTATCTTTCTTACAACTCTTGCTATATCATCAGAATTCAACTTTTTCAGAGCAATCATTGTATCCCAATAATCATTCTCCTCACTGAAAGAATCCTTTGGTGATGGGGGATTTTCATTCCAATCCGATTGAAAATCCGCTGGGTTTGGAAGACCAATCCACGCATAATAACTGTTGGTAGTTGATGCTATACCAGCTACAAAATTTTCCGAGTTTAATATACGCAGTTGATCAGTTATAATTGCTGACATTTTATCAAAGACTTTTTGTTTTTATTTATATTAAGTAAAGGACTCTTTTAAATCCCTAGTTCTAATGATCACAGGGCCAGTTTTGATTCCTGTAACACCATCATTATTAACAACAGTGAATGAACCGTTATCCTTCTTTGCAAAGTCGTGTAAACGACCCCAAGAGAATTTACCAAAGAACCCACCAGACCCAATACCGATACCCTCAGTTGAACTTACACTTACAGTGACTCTTCTCAAAGTGGTTGCACCAATTCCAAAGGCAGGCCCTTGTATAGTTTTAGCACTATGTACTTTGTATATATTGTCTAAGAAGGAAGTTCCAATTCCTACTGGTGAAGTCCCAACTGCATTTTCATAAGCAGTCAATCCATTACCAACATTTGTTTCAAATGCCGTGAAGTAATATCCAGATGCGATACCACTTACAGTAATCGCAGATCCAACAACTGATGTATCACGAAGAACTGAGTTTTGTGGAATAAAGAGATCAAACTGCATTGCGGTTCCGATTCCAGCAACGGTTGATGTGCCAATTCCAACGATATGACCAAAATCACCCTCATATTTAATGTCTGTTAAAGTGTCCTGAGTTATAGACTCTGGCTCAATTAAGACTAATGGTGGATTTGTATTAGTATATCCAGAACCAGCATTTACAATTGAAATTGCTGATATTGTTCCAAGACCAGACACGGTTGCATTTGCAGTTGCATTTGCAGACGTTGTTCCGATACCAGCATGAATTGTTCCGATACCAGTAGTCACACCGATTGAGACTTGGGGTGTAACAGTAAATCCTGATCCACCATCTGATATAACAACACTTGATATTGTTCCAGCAGCAGACACAACGGCCGTTGCAGCAACACCTGTTTTACTTGTACGATCAAGTATTAACACACTTTGTTTAACTTCAACAAGATCATCAACTTGGTTGAACAATGGAACTGCTGTATCGGTAAACACCTCTGTAGAACCAGCAGACACACTTTTGATAATATATGCTGTCGGACGAATGCCAGGTTCTAACTCAACTCTGTCCTTACCAATTCCTATGTTATTAACAAATACGTCTTGTATTTGTTTCTTCCAAGTTACTGGTCTCTCTAGTGCCCTAATTGTTGTGATGCCAACATCAATGTAGGTGTTAGTTGTCACAGAGTCAGATGTCGTAATACCTGTAACTGTTCTTGGTTCTTGTTGGAACACCTCACCTAAACCAACATCAGGATATTTGTTGATTGTAAGACTATCACCAGTTTTTACTGTTTCTAAAATATCAACCTCAATTACATCGTTATCAGATCCACGATAAAAATATACTCTTACTTTATCACCAGCTTTTGGAGCCTCGGTAAACGTAATTTGAGATCCACCTTTAAATACATAACTTTCAAAAGGAACTTGTAGAATATCATTTAAGAATATTAAACAATTATCTTCAATACGAATTGGTGATCCTTTTCCTGATCTTAAAGTGATTGGAGTTTCAACTGCACCAATTGTTTTTGTAAGAGAGAATGTTTTTCTAGTTCCATCAAATAAAGATTCAAATGTATTTAATTTTTCCAATTGACCAAAAGTAAATCCAGCAAAACTGTCATTAAATACATCAAGAACGGTTAGAGCGAAAGTTTTAAATGAATTACCAGCAGATGCATCAGTTAAAATACCAGATTGTCCACCCTCTTCAATTGAAAGAACATCATTAATTTTATAATTATATCCAAAGTTTGTAATATCAAAACTAATAACACTTGATGCTGCACCGACACGAACTGATACTGATGCACCAATACCCGTAGCACTACCAACCAATCTCATGTTTTCATAATTAAGAGGTTTTTCAAATTCTAGATTTGGTGGTGAGGACTGACTAAATCCTGATCCACCATTTGTGATTGTTACAGATGTGACTAAACCAGCAGTAACATTTGCTCTACCTATTGTTGTAACACCAGAGCTTGTAATGGCTTTGACGAGAATATTAGTTTGTAATCCAACACGGTATCCAGATCCACTGTTACCGATTGAAACCGACGATACCGTACCAGAAGCGGATACAATTGCAGTTCCACCAGCAGCGACTAATGATTGATAACCGAACGAAGCACTCTCTCCAACAGAAACAATAACACCACCTCTAGGCACTGATGATACGTTTACATCGTAGTTATTTGTAACTCCAACACCTGTAAAACTTACAGAGGTAATACCAGCAGTCTCTGAAATAATATAATCATCATTTGGATTTTGGAAAATTTCGTTCAGAAGTAAAACACCAGTATTAGTTGCGAATCCAGTTACATCTGAACCACCAGATTTTAAAATAAAGTTTGTGGCAATTCCTGTAAACTGTTCTTGAACCGTATCAAATACAAAATTATTTGTGTATGACTCTTGAGTTCCGCCAGGAACACCAGTATGAGTAAAGACTCTACCTACAAATGTTGATGTGGTTGTTAAACCAGCAGGGCCTTTTGAACCTTTAGGTGCATCTGTAAAGTTAATTGTATCTTTAACAATTTGATAGTTACCTAAGAATTTGGTTACAGTATCACCAGCACTATGATCTGCAAGCACAGAATTAAGTTGACCTTTTCTTACAAGAAGTATATTTGTTGCTCCAATACCAACAGTATCAATCTTCATAAATTCATCATTAATTTTGATAATATCTCCAGAGAAGAATGAGGATATACCTGTCAAAGTTATAAAGTTAGATGTTCGTAACGAATCAGACGCTAACGTTGTGTTGACGGGTGATTGAATTGCTGGACTTTGAATATTATTATCAAGAGTAATTAAAGCCTTAGAGTTAAGATTTTTAGATGTAAATGCATGAGTTGTTCCAACACCAACAGCTGTTATATCAATAACTTTAGGAATGGTTTGAAGTGCTTCAGCAGCAGTTCTAGCAAGTTTAAATTTATTTTCTGCAACTTTAACTGCAAACACTGTTGATGGTAATTTAGTTGTAACACCAATTCCACTAATTGAAGTCGTTCCAATTCCAATACTCATTGTTGTACCAGCACCCGTTGGTGTGTATGTCAATTCCTCACCAGTCTGGAAGAAATGGTTATTGACAATAAATGTATCATTTGTAATATCAACGACATCATCATTAGATGAATCAAATACTTTATGGAAAATTGAATCACCATTATGTTCTAAGTTAAATGAGAACTTAACATCGTTTTCGGTTCCAGTGTATGATCCGTCAATTGATTTATATCTTGAATTTGTAAATGTAACTAAACCAACACCATCAGATCCAGTTTCACTAAAGTTGTATTGGAAGACTTTAGTTGTTATTGCTTTATTTGCTGGAGGAGTTAGTCGAAGTTCAATATCACCACCAGTTGCAGATGAATAACCAACACCAACAGTTCCGATGCCAGATCCATTAAAGTTATCAATATAACCAAATTCTGTAAAGTATGGAGTGGTTTGATCATGAATTGCAGTAACTTGAGTAACTGCATATTGATCGTCCGTTGTATTATGAATTTCAATTAAGGCATCAAAAG